AGCTCTGTCAAACTATATTTATGGTGTTGCATCAAGGCAAAATTTGTTTTAAAGTATGACTCAAGATCTTCATGAGCCATACTTATGCGAAAAAAGCCGCTAATCCCTCCAATTTTATATCACTTTTTACTTTTGTATTTGGATTATTAACAGTCAGCGTGTGAGATAATTTAGGCATAGTATCAAAAAATTTTTCAATCTCTTTGAATTGATTAGAATTAAGTTGATCTAAGAAGTCATTCATCTCCTCTTTTGTACAGTCAGATGTTGACCATGATTCCTCATCATTATAAATTTGTTCGATACATGAAATAATTAAATCAAAGGTATCTTCTGATTTTACCTCACCTGTAGAAAAATTAGATTTGATGAACTCATTAATGGATGGATATCTCATTCTCATTAAAAGACTATCATCTAGTTTTATATCTCTTTTGTGGTCATCATGTGTGATTATTTTTATATCGTCAAGATTTATACGCACAGGCACTTTAGTTTTGTTGTCATCTGGGCAAGTCACCAGAACTTCTACATCTTCACCGACTGACTTACCTCTAATGTTTAAGAAGAGATACTCAATATCAAATGTAGACAAGGTATCAACTTTAACACCTTTGGTTAAAATGCAAGTAGATAGCACATCTTTGACTGCATTTGCAATCTCAGTATCAGATTGACTCTCCATAGCGATTATAAGTATCTTCTCTTCTTTAACCAAAAAAGGTCTATATCTTATTTTTTTCTTCGTTGACGGAATTTCCAACTCATATGTCGGGGTACTAATCTTTGGTAAAGGCATAATATATCACAATTTTGTATATTATATAGTAGGTTATCCGATGACTGTTTCTATAGAGCCACCTGCTTGTATTATAGCAGCTTCTTTGTTAGATAGACCACTATCATCTGCTATCGCTTGCACTTCTGCTGCTGTTTTTCTCTTTTGCTTGAAATTTTCTTTCAAATTATTATATCTTCCACGATACCTATCGTAACTTGAATATTTACCAACAGAGTATCTATCAAATGTAAAGAGAACAGTTGCCTTAAGAACCTCAGATCCCTCATACTTAACTGGAGTATTGTTTAAAGCTCTTGGAAACAGTCCGTAGAAATTGTATATCATTTCCTCATTATAATCTCTATCAAATTTTACTAACTTAGTTTGATAAGTTTTATAATCATCAGGGTACTCCATTCTAACAAAATAATCTTTTCTTGACTGATCTTGACCAGATCCATTCGCAATAAATTCTATCCAATGTTCAAAAAATTTAAGAGTTTTATATTCTTTGTCTACATAAAATTCAAGACTTGCCTCAGTAAATATCCTTGCATGAGACATATTTTCTACTACACCAGTGTAATTACCTCTTATATTTGCAATCGCATTTGATGAACCTGGTAATACAGCTTGATTACAAAGTAATCCTGATGTTTCTGTTACGAATCTATAGTCCAAACCTCTTACATTTAAATGTTGCCTTAAACCTAAAGGTAATCCACCAAAAGTCAGTTGATAATGTGAAGTTTGTGCTAAATTAGTAAATGTTGGTTTGAAATCTGATATTCTACGGGGTTTTACCACTCTAAATACCTAAAACTTGTCTTATTATTATTTAGATGGCTTACAAGGGTAAATATCAACCATCTTATCCCCGAAAGTATAAAGGTAATCCCACAAACATAGTTTATAGGTCACTTTGGGAAAGAAAGTTCATGGTTTATTGTGATAATAATGAAAGGATACTTGAATGGGGTAGTGAAGAAATGTATGTTTGGTATCGTTCACCGATTGATAATAGACCACATAGATACTTTCCAGACTTTTATATTAAAGTAAAAGAGAGCACGGGTGTGATTAAGAAATACATTATAGAGATTAAACCAAATAAACAAACAAAACCACCAGCAAAACCAAAAAGACAAACAAAGGGTTATCTACGTGAAGCATATGAATACGCAAAGAATCAAGCAAAGTGGGAAGCAGCTGATGAGTGGTGTAAAGATCGTGGGTATGAATTCAAAGTATTTACAGAGAAAGAATTAGGTATTAAATATGGCACGTAGAGCAACACGACTATCACCAAAAGCACTACTGAGACTAAGACAAAAATTAGTAGATGAAGGTTTATATGAGGAGGACAGACCTGAAGACACGATTGGAAATCGTATCCGTCCAATCTCTGATAGTCTTGTTTCAATTAAAAATCCTGATGAATTAGCAGCAAGAGTTAAGACGGTCTTATCTGAAGGTCCTGTGGTGCCCATACCAGGTTCTTATTATGTGTTTCGATACATGGCGAAAACACCAGAGATTCGCTTCGATTTAAATCCATTGGTTCAAGTAACCGAAGTATTCTCATACGGATTCATAGCGTACAACTTTCACTGGGGTAGAAATAGAAAATATACATATCCAGAGGTACAAGGTGGATTGTATGAGGTAACAGCAGATGAATTAAAAGATCTTGAGTTAATACCTTTTCAGAATTTTCAAATGAAACCACCTAAATAATAGAATCACGCTAAATAGTAAAAAATACATAAAAAAATGTTACCAAGTGGCATAGGAGCTGATTATAAAAAAGATGAGGCATACTACAAATCGGAGTATTACCGAAAAAATGTTGCAGCTGGTAATATTATATCACGAAATGCTAAAGAGAGAGAAGATAGAATTAATAAAGCACAAAGAGATTCATATACCGATACAGGGGGTTTGCCCAGTAAATTAAGATATCCATATTCAGCAATAACTGAAGAAATGGATTTTTTAAAAATTCAAATAGCGACATACACTCCACCTGGTTTAAACTTAGAGGGATTGTTAAATGTTAAAAATGATTCAGGCGATATTAGAGGAGAAAATGCAAAAATAAGTCGAGGAGGAGGAACATTTGCACTTACAAATGCAACAGCATCTAATACAAATGCTGATACAGCACTTGGTGGTAGATCATTAAAACACCCTAAGCATACAATTTATTTACCCATTCCAAGACAAATTCAAGATGCAAACTCTGTTACATACGATAGTAGTAGACTAGATCCTCTTGAAGCGGCAGGGTCAGCGGTAATAAAGCAAGGTATTGAGAATCCTAGTACTGAAACTGTTAAAAAGGCTTTTGATGCGATTGGTACGGGGGTAGATTTGATAGGAGAAAATACTGACGCAATCGCATCTGCGATTGCAGGTCGTGCGATTGGAGCACTTGGTGGAAACGTAACTGCCAACTCACTCATAGCTAGAGGATCAGGTGCTATTTTAAATCCTAACTTAGAGTCACTATTTCAAGGTGTAAAATTAAGACAGTTTCCATTTACATTTGAATTATTCCCACGAAACGCTAGAGAAGCAGAAGAAGTTAAAAATATTATAAGAGTTCTTAAAAGATCCATGGCTGCTAGAAATAATAAAAACAGTGGTGGTGGAGTCTTAATTAAACAACCAGACATATTCCAACTTAGATATATGAAAGGAAGCGAAGAACATCCATTTTTAAATAAATTTTTACCAATGCATCTAACAGATATGAAAATAAATTATGCTGCATCTGGAACTTACTCTACTTTTTACGATGGGACACCATCTCATATGAGTGTAAGTTGTTCATTCCAAGAAGTGAATCCTGTCTATCAAGAAGATTATGCAGAAGCTGGAGAAGGAGTCGGATACTAATGAGTTACTTTAGAGAACTACCTAATATATTTTACCAATCAACAAAGTCTGATAGGTCATCCTCAAATGATTACGTTGAGATTAAAAACATATTTCGTAGAGCAAAATTGCGTGATGACTTAAAATATGTTTTCACATCACTAGTAGATTACTATATTCGTGATGGTTATAGACCAGACACAGTGGCTCAAGAAATTTATAACGATCCAGAATTAGATTGGGTTGTGCTTACAAGTGCTAATATTATAAATGTAAGGGATGAATGGCCACTTAACAGTTTTGAAGTATATAATTATTCTCTTGAAAAGTATGGTAAAGATTTGAATCAAATTCGTTATTATGAGACAACAGAAGTGAAAGATTCATCAGGTAGATTAATTTTACCTAAAGGTAAAGTAGTAGATGATAACTTCACAATACCTGATCCATCATCACCAACTGCCACTCTGAATCCTGTTAGTGGAGTCACTAATTATGAATATGAAACTACTCTTAATGATGCAAAAAGATCAATTTATATTATCGCACCAGGTTATCTACAAATATTTTTAAATGACATGAAAGATATTATGAGGTATACAGATTCATCTCAATTTGTAAACACTAGTTTAATACAAACAGAAAATACTAGAAATACGGATCCGAACTGAACATGAAAACTTATCTGCAACTTATTTTTGAATCTAAGGTTAGGAAATTTGTAACTAAAGCTGAAGCTCAAGCAAAATTAGATAAACTGCCTCCAGAAGAACGAGAAAAACGTGTTCTTAGAAATGCTGGTCAGAGACATGGTGGATGGGGTATGAAGATGAAAGATTCTCTTAAAAGACAACGAGTAGAAAGAAAAGGACGTAGTGATGTTCAAACAGATCCAAGTGTAAAGAAAAAAGATTATAGTAAAGCAGTTAGCGACATAACATCACAGGGAAAAGAGGCACATCATAATGTACCCCTTGACAGAGCTTCAGAGTTATTTAAAGGAAAAACAACTGCGGAAAGACAAAAAATAAGAGACAAATTTGCAGAATATGGTGTCTATTTTGGAAATGATCCAAGAAATTTATCAGGATTATCTGCAAAAGATCATAGAGGAGAAGGTGGAGCTCATAGACAAATTGATGCAATGGATAAAAGTATCAATCCTCGACGTAAAAAGGAATCTGATCGTATATTTGATAAGATAAGATCTTTAGGAATAAGTAAAAAAGAAAAGGAAAGAAAGAAAAAGACCGCAGATAATTCTACGGTCTAATTTTACTTAAGTAGTAAATTTAAATATGCTGCTATGACTAACAATGTTAGACAGAGTTGATTGTATCTCACTCTTCAGCAAGTCTTGCGAAGTATGAGAGTGTATCCTCTTCGTCAGCATCTGCACTAGCAGTGACTGGTGCTGAACTTGATGAGGTTGCAGCAGTAACAACTTGCTCTGCTCTTTCTCTCTCGATGATTTCAACTTCATCTTCAACTTCTGCATCTTGACGAGGTGCAGCATTTCCAAGAACGTAACCAAGACGCTTCTTCAATTCTTCATATGACTTGAACTGATCTGCAGCGACCAACTCAGCAAGGGAGAACTGCTTCTTCCATAATGCTTCTAGAGCATCGTCATCATCTAGGATAGGACTAGGTGCAGCGAACTCAGAACTATCATAGTTTCTGTAACCTGCTACATTCTTTGCCTTCAACTTGAAGTTAGCACCCTGCCAGAAATCAAATGGGTCGATTGCTTCTTCGTCTTCAAACTCAGGTTGCATCGCAGCAGTAAGTTTATCAAAGATTTTCTTACCATACTTGAATAGGAATACTTTCCCTTCATTATCTGGATTTGCAGGATCCTTCACAACATATATGTTGGAAATGTAAGTTAGTTTACGCTTTTGCTTTCTTGCTAACTCTTTTCCAGCATCTGTACCGTTATTCCACAAAGATGTGTTGTATTCGGATACTGGGTCTTTCTGACCTAGTGAAGTCAGAGAGTTTTCAATATACCAACCACCAGGTCCTTGGAAGGCATGTGAATATAATTTTACAAATGGTAAATCTTCACCATTTGGTGCAGGTAGAAATCTGATAACAGCATAACCGTTACCTGACTTATCAACGTCTAGTTTCCATAGACGTTCATCGCCTGAGCCTCCATTATTATTCATCTTCTCGACCTGCTTCACTAATTTAGCGGTCAAAGAACCTAATTTGGATTGTTTTTTTAAGTCTGCGAATGACATTTAGAT